ATGCCAAAATTCTCTATCACAAATAAGCATATCTTTAAATGCTCTTTCTTCAAGCTCATGCATTTTAAATCTTTCTTCGTCAACCTTTAATTGATGTGATGCCCATTCTTCTACTAAACTTCTATAATCTTTTTGAAAGAATGATTCTATTTCTGGAAGTGTTTTTAATTTTTCTGGATTAAGTTGTTCTTTACCTTCTTTAGATTGAGGATCCATTCCCATTTGAATCATCTTTAACATCATTTTACCTTTTGCATCTTGTAAAAGATTTTCTTCAATCATCTTTCTTTTATGTTCTAACATTTCATTATATGAAAGATCATCTACAGCTCTAAATTGTACTTTTGAAAATCTTTTAGAAAATTCTCCTGTTAGAACATTTATAACATTAGGAATAATAGGATAAAATTTAAGTTCTAAAGCAGAGTTATCTTCTTTAGTTAAAACATCCATAAGATCTTTATAGTCATTATCTTCTTCAACTATATAATCAGTTTTATCAATAATACCTTTTGCAAGTTTATAATTTTTAAGAATTTTTCTAGCATTGTGTCTTAGATATTCCATCCCTTGTAATTCTAACCAATCTAAATTCCACGCAGCCCAATCATCATCTTTTTTCTTAGCTGGTAAAAATTGTGTAGGTTGAGTTAAGCTAGAATTAGTAGGATAACTATTATCAGCTTTTGCACCCTTTTTCATTTGTAAGGCATTAAGTACCCTCATATTATTATTTTTTTATAGTGTAGATTATAGTAATATTATCTCCATATGAAGAAAATGTTTTCCAAGATGTGTTTATACCTGTGCCTGAAGTTGTCCAATATCCTTCCATTATTTTATATTTTTAAAGGGAGATCTTCTAATATTATTAGTAAAAGATTTTTTTCTTCTACCTAAATTATTAAAAGGCCTCATATTTAATTTATACATTTTTTGTGATTTTTCCAAGTTATCCTTAGACATATCCTGTTGTTTATGCTTTAAATAACCCCTATTAGCTTGTTGCAGCTTTGCAAAAGCTATTAATGCAGAAAATGCTACAAGTCTATCCACGTTTAATCCTGGAAAATATTGAAGCATTTCAGTTAATAACATTTTATCAGGAATTCTTTCAACTCCTAATGATGAACTTAATACATTTCCATCTACATCTGTTTCTTGATCTATTTCTTCTCTTACATATTCTATTGCATATGATATAAGATGATTTTTAAATAATACACCAGTATTTTTCCAACCATATTCTTGAAAAACATTTTGATTAGATCCTAGATCTTTTAAAAATACAATCTGATGTTTTGGTACTAAATATTTTTGTTTCTTCTTAGATATCATATATTGAATAAAAAGAGATATATTATTCTCAACCAATGTCCAAGCATTATACCATTCTATAATCATTTCTAATTGCTCATGTGTTTTATTTATATTATCATATCTACCACACCATGATGCAACAATCTTATCTCTTTCTACAAAGGTTTCTATACCTTGGGATGTTTCTCTTGTGATTTCAATAGGATTCTTATAAACAAATATACTACATAATGAATCTGATGTAGTTGTTTTACCTTCTGACACAGGGTCAATAGATGCATAATACATTCCAAAAGATGGATTCTTAACAGGCTTTTCCCATATAATTATTGCACCAGATTTATCTTCTAATTTTTTACTAACGGGAAAATTAAATATAGGAAGCTTATTTGTTTTTGAAGCAGTTATAACATTTTTTTCTTTTTCTAATTTAACAAATTCATATGCATATTCTTTTTCTTCTATTCTTCTTATTTGTTTACTTATTATACCTTGTGGAAATATTGCTTCCTTTCTATATGCAAATGCTTCTGCAATATCTATTGGTTTTTGAGATATTCTTAATTGATACTGTTCAGGTGTTAAATCTTTTTTCCATTGTGCTCTTTCTTCTTTAATTGCATTAAGAGCTTGTTCAATAAGTGAATTACCATATTCATCAATGTGTGGGGGCATAGACCATTGCTCTGGAATAAATAAACCACATATACCAATAGTACCTTTATCATCCATTAAGTTAGTTTCAACTCCATATATATCATTTCCTTGTGGATTTAATATCATTTGTTTTAATGGCTCACATTGATCAAGATCACCCACTGAACCTGCAGCAATAAACATACCTGTAGTCATCATTCCTGATGTCATTGCAGGTCTAATATACTCAAATGTTTGATCCATTTTAGGAGCAATACCAGCTTCTTCATGAAAGAAATAAGTACAAGGCCCACCAACACCAGTAGTTGGATTTTTTTCAAAAGATGCACCTTGAATTTTTGACATTAAACCTTTATTAGTTTTTCTGTTATTAATTCTTACTTCAATCTTTTGTTCCCATAATAAAACCTTAGCTGGATTAGTAGGTCTATACCAAGCAGTATGTTCATTAAGAAATGTTTTATATTCTTCTAAAAATTTCCAAGAACCTTTATCATTTATATAATCTTTAAGTGACGCACCTATTTTACATATTGATCCTTCTTCAAACCAAAATTGATTTAAAACTTTAGCCATATGAAAATAAGAAGAAGCTATCTGACGTTTCTTAAGTATTGCTGCATGTCTATAATGTAGTTCTGCTAATAATTCATAAAGAGCCATATGATATTGAGCATCTCTAACTTTAGCAAATCCATAATGTTTTTCTTCCTTATCAAATATAGGTAAGAAATTTAACCACATATAATAATCTCTAGTAAGATAAAATGCATTATCCTTTCCATAAAATATTGCTCCTTCTCTACATTTTTCTTTTTCCTTATTCCAGTATTTTACATAATCTTTAGATCTAAAAGGTTTATTACAATAGAATTGTTGAGTATTAAATATTCTAGCTTGTTCATTAAAAAGAAAGGCAGTTTCATCAAACTGATACTGCCCAGGTTCTTTAAGAAGTGTTAAAATAAAATTAGTAAAATCTTCTTTCTCTTTAAATTCTACATAATCCCATTTTCCATTTTTATATGCAGGAACTTTTTTATACATTCTCTAATTTACAAAGAATGTTACTTTCATGCATTAAAAGATGTGTTTCACCTTCATGCATAAATTCATTTTCATCACTAGTTGCCATTAACCATTGTACAAAAGAACCTTCAGTAAGTTCTTTGCATACTTCTGGACCTCTTGCTATAATAGTTCCTTGAGGTTTTCTTTTTATTTGTGAATCAGGTAAAATTATTCCTGATTCTGTTTCTTTAACAAGTTCTACTGGTTTTACTAAAATTCTTTTACCAATAGGTATTACTTTAAAGTTTTGAATATTTTCTTTTATCATAGTTTTAAAAATTTATAATTGATCATAAGCTAAACCCTGACCACCACGGACAGAGCTTTGTTGTTCATTTTTCATATCAGTATAAGCTCCTTTAAAAGATTGTCTAATTTGATCAAACTTAGCAGCGGTATTAACTAAAGCAGTAAGATTTCCATCTCTACCATGATCTATAGAAGTTGTTTCCATATATCTTGCTAATCTATCTAACATACTTTTAATTCCTTTATATGCTCTATATGTAGGAGTTTCATATAATTCTCTACATGTATCTATAGCATGTCTTATTTTACCATCTTCTGTTGATTCTTCTAATTCAATTTCTTCTATGATCATATCTTCTTTTTCATGTTCAGGAAGATTAAAAAAAGGATTTAAATCAGGATCAGGACATGTCATATAAAATATATATTGATATACAGATAAATATGTATCTGGATATTCATCCATAATTACTTTTAAAGATTTTAATGTATAACAATGTTCACTAGGAACTACTTTATTATTTTGTATATCAAATAATTTTATTAACATATAGGATTATCTTTTAACCACATTATAAGACTTTGTATTTCATCTTTTAAATATGGTAATTCATAAATAATAATTTCTTTTACAACAGGTTCTCCATCTATATATTTACTAATTGGATATCCATATTCATCTTTACCTTCTTCTTCAAATATAACATGTTGTATTTTTAAATCTCCAACTTTAAGTTTTGGATTGTGTTTTTTAATAATATAAGCATACAAACTTAATTGAAGGTTATAATGTTTTAAATTACAATCATCTAAATGATTTACAGGTTTATACATTTTAGATGTAATACCTTCCCAATTAGTAAAACCTTTTTTCTTTATTTCTTTATTAGTTTTATAATCAAGAATATTTATCTTTCCATTTACTATTGTAACAAGATCAGCTTGACCGCATAATCCAGCAGACTTTAAATAAACAAAATGTTCTGGATATACACCTTCAGATAACTTTTGTTCTGGTGCAATTTTTATACCATTACTATCAGTAATAGGTTCTATTATTGGAACTTCTACACCATCTCTTTCTATTGTTTTAAATTCTAATAATCTTTTTTCTCTTTCATCATGATACCAATTTCCTAATTCAATAGCTCTTTTAGATTCATTATCCCAAATTTCTAATATTTTTTTTGGTGGTATTTTATACCATTTAGATCTTTTATTTTTAGATGATTTTTTTGCTTGAGAATCTGCATCAAATTTAGGTTTAAACATTCCTACAAATGATGTAACACTAGTCCATTTAATTTGATCTTTTTCAAGATCTTCATTAAGTGTTTCATATACATGACCATCTGATTTAAATATTACTGGCATTTTATTTATTTTTTTTTATTTGTTGTTTAATTGCATCTTCCGAAGCTTTATTGGGCACAACTTTATCCCATTTACCTTTTGGACATGAACTAGATAATGCTCTTAATTTAAGTCCTAAACTACAACCACAATCTGAACAACATGGTTGAGTTCCTTTCATTGCACAATCTTTACCTGTTACATCTAATGAAGGACATACACTACACTTTAACCATCTTTGATCTGCAACATTTTCTACATGTTCTTTTTTAAAAACTCTATTTTTAACACCTTCTGCAATCTGTGATACATTTCCAAAAGCTCCTAAAAGTTTATCTATTTTCATTTTTAAATTTTTTCTTTTGTTCTATTTTTTTATTTAATTCCTCAAAAGCTATTTCCATTTGTTGTATTTTATTCTTAACTGGTATATATTTTTCATAACCTTTATATGTCATCTTTTCAAGGTTACCTAATATATCTTTATTTCTTTTTATTGCTTTTTCTAACTTTTTTTTTCTTAAACTAAAAGTACCTAACCCTGCTACATTAATATGAGTATCACTTAGATTAGATAAATTTTTTCTTACTTTTCCATAATAAAAAGTTATAAGATCATCTACAACATCTTTATGTACTTTAATTTCTTTTGCTACTTCATTAAAAAATGACTTATGATTCTTGGGTTTCAACTCCTAAAATTTTATAATCTAAAAATATTAACCCTTCAGTTTGTATATTTAAATCTTGATTTATATATATAATTTTTTTATTTGAACCATTTTTAACAACTAATTTTTTCTTTTCAGCTTTTGTTATAGCATTTCTAGCAGATTGAGAACTTTTAAATATATTCTTTTTAGATATTAGATCACAAAAAGAAGTTAATTCTTTTCTACCTTCTTTAGCAAGTTCTGCTAAACAATTAAGATCAGAATTACTAATTTGTATATCATTTAAAAAGCAGTGAGTAAGGATTTGAAATTTAATAACTTCATCCTTACTCATCTTTACTTTTTTATCTACTTTATTAACTAGAGCCATGATGTTAAAATCTTATTACTTTCTAATAAAGTATAAGTAAATCTATTTCCCCACTTATCTCTAGCTTTTCTACAAATATTCATAAATAATCTCCAATCATCATTAGCTGCAATAACTTGACAACCAGCAGACCATTTATCTACTTGTGTAGATTTTTTATTAGCATACTTAGTAGCTCTATGGATATTTATTCCAAAATTACCTGTTTGTACAGATTCTTCTAAAAGATTATACCATGGATCACGGTTATCATCTCTATATACTGATACAGGTCTATCTTGTCCTAAAGCTTCATATCTACCTTGATGTTTTCTAATAATATGACTACCTCTATATTGACCAGGTTTAAGTATTGCAACACCATCCTTTCTCATTATATTTTCAACCCAATGAGTTCCGGGATCAGTAGTACAATCAAAACAATGAAAATGCCAAACACCTCCCTCACCTGTTTTTGGATGAGTTCCTGTCTTGTATGATAAAGTTATTTTATCATCAAAAGCATTTGTAACTTTATTATCTGTACTAGAATTTCTAATACCTACAATATTAAGATTATAATCTCCTTTTTCAAACCATGCATACTCAGTCATTTGTTTTATGGTTTGTTCTATTTGTTCTCTATTAACTGTTATTGGCTTAGACATTTTTTTCTACTGTTTTTAAAGATTCTTTTTTTCCTTTTTCTGTTATCTCAACCTTGATGTTATTTTTTGCTGCTTTTTCTTCACACCCTTTGCAACCTTGTGTACCGTCACCAACTGGTGGAGGTGTAACTGCACTTTTTGCTTTTTCAAAATCTGCTATAGCTTGTCTATTCATTGGATTAACAACTGGAGCTTTAGATGCATCAGGTACAGGAGGTGTAGGTGCATTTATTTGAGACATAAATTTTTGTGCTTGCATTCTTTCAGCACGGCATTTTTCAATATCTCTTAATAAACCTTCATACTCATATTGAGCTTGTAAATGAGGGATGTGATCTTTATAATATTTTGTGATCTCATCTCTTTTTGCAGCTAATTCTTTCTCTGAAAGTTCAGCTGATTTTTTTGGATTTGTTTTTTTATCCGCCATGATTTTATATATTTTAAATTATTAATTAAGCAAATATATAAAAAAAGTTTAAATAAAAGAAGTTTAAGGAAAAAATATTTTTTTTATTTTACCAAGGTGTAAAATTTTTAGATTCTATATCTAATACTTCACTTTTTGTAACCCAACTAACTTGATATGCTGAGTTATCTAAAGCAAGAACAAGATCATATTTATCAGGATAATCAAATGGTTCATCAAATAATTCTACTGTATAACCTCTTCTTATTAAAAACGTTTTTAAAATATCTATTGTATTTGTACCATCATTTAGTTTAACATGTACATATACATTAGTAGTATCAGTATTAGCTATTTTACAGGAATGTACTCTATATGTTTTATCATTATTAGATTTTTGTTCTCCTAATAATTGATTATTTGTATTACCTGTATGATCCTGTTTTATATTATATATCATATCTTATACTTTTTCTAAAATTATTTTACCTCCAAAAATTTGATCTCTTGCTTCATTAATTGTTATTATTATACGGCAAGTTTTAACTCCATCACCTACTATATCTGATCCACCATCAGTAGTAAAGTCAGATGCTGTACCCACATCTTTTGCAGTTCCTCGTGATGTATTAGTGTTGGCATTTATAGCCCCTTCATATCCTCTAAATTGATTATCACCACTACCATCATAATCACCATATACTATACAACCAGTAGCTTTAAATCCAAGAGGTATTAATTTTTCTACAAAACCAGCTTGTCTACCGTGAGAAATCCATGTACCATTTAACTCTATACCCCATGCACATCCTCCTCTAGCATCTGCTAAACCTAAAAAATCAGTGGCAGTAATAGGAATATAATATTCACTACTTACATACTGTATATCTCCTATATTACCTGATCTTAATACACCAGTTGTATTTACATAATTAGTAACGGCTCCAGTTTCTAATTCTATATCTCCAGCAGAATCTAATGTTACTGTTGTTCCGGCCATTTCTATAGTTCCAGAACGTGAAATTACACCACTTGCTATACTTGTGTCTTCAGCTGTTATAGCACTAGTACCAGTTCCAGATAATATAGCGTTATCAGTTAAACTAGTTGCTCCTGTTCCACCACCAGCAACAGGTAGAGTTCCTATTGCTGCTTTTAATTCAGATGCATCAACAATAAATCTTCTAAGTTCATCTATATCATCTTGCATTTCTTGTAAGTTTACTATAAGTGGACCTAAAGTATTATCATCTATTAATTGCTTATATCCTGCAGCAGCATCTGCTGTATTAAAAGCATCTAATGCAGTTTTTCTAGTGCTATCTATTTCATCAGCACCACCTCCTGATGTTACATAAAATTTATTACTTGTTTTACCTGCTAACGCCATATTGCTAATTTTAAAAATTAAGTTCCTATTACATAATAACTAGTATATACCACCATACTAGTTAAACTATTGCTACTTATTGCTACATCAGTAGATATAGTTAAAGCTACATTTTTACCACCTGTTAAACTTGCTGCACCTTTACTTGCATATCCTTCAAGAACAAAGGTCATATCTGTTAATATGCCATACATAAACCTTCTTACATATTTTAAAGCGTATGTATATGATGTTGTACCATTCCAACCAACTATTAAAGAACTTGCAGAAGTATCAGCAGAATTTCTATCAACTAAACAAGTTACTGATACAGGTATTATAATTGTATCAGCTCCTTGTGCAGCAACTAATGTTTGAGGAGATGAGTTTAAAGCATTACAACCTGCTTGATCTATAATAGTTTTAGTTTGTTTAAGTATATGTTGTCCTGTAGCAACTATTTCTCCTGCAGTAGCACCTATTGTTATATCTCCGCCCTGTATTGTCAGATCTCCTCCTACTGTAGTGTCACCTGCTCCATTAATTGAAAATTTTTGTGAAGGATTATTTACACTAGAACCTGATCCGCCACCACCAGGATGTCCATAATATTTTAAGCCACCACTTGCATCACTACCTGTACTAGGACCCCCTACAAGAATTATATCTCCACCTGATTTATCTGTACCTGAAGCATGTGGTGCTTCAATATAAAAATCAGCTTGATCATATGCACCAGATGTATCAGCTTTAAGCCAGGTTGGTATAGGTGTTCCAAAAAGAGAATAACCATCCAATACTATATTTGTACCAGCAGCACTAGTTAATGGAGATGGGAAGCCACTACCATATATATTACCAAATGCAACTCTAGAACCATTCATTCCAGCCTTTAATTGGTTAGCAACAGCACCATATGTAAAATCTGACTCTGCTGTTAATGCAGAAGTTCCATTTCCTGTAACTACATTATTACTAGCTATGGTAGTTAATCCTGTTCCTCCATCTCCTACAGCTAAAGTTCCTGTAATACTAGAAGCTCCAAGATCCACTGCTAATTCAGTAGATTCTATAACTAAACCTCCGTTTGATTTTAAATCTGTACTAAATGTAGTACCAGAAAGATCTAAACCATCTCCAGCTGAATATGTGGTATCTGTTTGTGCAGCCCATGTAGCATTTCCACTACCATCTTTAATTAAACATTCATTAGTACTAGCACCACTTACTGCAGTTAAAGCATCAATAGCAGCTTGTGCTGTACTTGCTCCTGTTCCTCCATTAGCAATAGATAAATCAGTTCCTGACCAATCATCATTATTAATTGCAAGAGTTCCACCAAGAGTTAAATTACCTGATGTAGTTACAGTACCT